GTTTTAGTATCTCTTTTTGGTACATACCGAGTAGGGCATCACTATGGGTGGTTAGAGCGAGATAACGATATGAAGATCGCTATTGCCAAAAAGAATGAAGAATCTCGTAAAACTGAACAGAAACTTACTGAACAACTTAATGCAAATGCTTCAAAACTTCAGGAGACACAAGATGTTATCAATCAGAAACAGTCTGCTTTGGATCGTGCCATTCGTGCTGGTAGGGTGCGCATCCCAACCGCAAGTTGTCCATCAGCCCCCGCAAATCCCACCATTGCCACCGCAAATCAAGAAACAAGAAGTGAACCTGACAGACAGACTAACGAAGCTACTGATGCCGAACGAGCAACCCTCCTCGCCATCGCAGAAATAGTGGCACAAGGCGATAAGAATACTGCCGCATTGAATGCGTGTATAGATTCTTACAATTCTGTCAGAGATTTGTTAAACTCTAAATAGCAAAAAGCCAAGCAGTTGCGAGCTACTTGGCCTTTCTAACCTTTTGATGATTGGAGCATCTATGGCTGAAAAAATTTTAACTCAAGAACGATTAAAAGAACTTTTTGAGTATTGTCCAAATACAGGATTATTTACAAGAACAAAAACAACATCGCCAAATGCAAAAATTGGTCAGATTGCAGGTTGTTTAAACAAACGATTGGGTTACAGAATAATACGTATAGATGGTAAAGATTATTACTGTCATAGGCTTGCTTTTTTATATATGAATGGCAGTTTTCCTATAGAAGTAGATCATATAAATAGAATAAGAGATGACAATAAATGGAAAAATTTGCGTGAAGTAACACGAAATCAAAATATGCAAAATACCTCGTTGAGGGAGCGCAACAAATCAGGAGCTAAAGGTGTTTTCTGGTATGTACCAAGAAATAAGTGGGTTGCATATATTAGACATATGAATAAACGTCACTATTTGGGCTACTACGTAAATTTTGATGATGCTGTTAACGCAAGAAAACAAGCTGAAGATAAATATTTCACACATCACAAAGGCTGAATAATGGTCAATGCTGAACAACTACAAAAGCTAAAGATTAGTCCCGAATGGGTTGATCCATTAAACGAAACATTTGCTCGTTTTGACATCTCTACGCCACTTAGACAGGCTTGTTTTATTGGTCAAGCAGCACATGAGAGTGGTAACTTTAAGAGGCTTCAAGAGGGTTTAAGTTATTCTGCTGAACGACTCATGGCTATCTGGCCTAAGCGATTTCCTACGCTAGAGGTTGCGCAAAAGTATGCTCGTAACGAAAAAGCATTGGCAAACTATGTTTACGCTAATCGTATGGGAAACAGAGATGAAGCCTCTGGTGATGGGTTTAGGTTTTCTGGAAAAGGTCTGTTTCAGCTAACTGGTCATGCGAATTTCTATCATGCAGGACAGGCTTTGGGTGTGGATTTTGTCATGCAACCAGAGTTAGTTAAGACACCACAATATGCGGCTCTCACAGCGGGATGGTTTTGGTCTACACATAAGCTAAATCAGTATGCCGATACCCGAGACTACAAGACCATGACTAAGCGCATAAATGGCGCATATATAGGTCTTGCAGATCGGGAAAAAGAGATCAATCACGCACTAGCAGTTCTTACTGCTTAATCTTTCACAAAAACTCCGCTTGGTAGTAGAGTTCCTGTGCGATTTTTTATGGTGTCATAGGCTGATTCCATGCAACTGACTAAATCAATGTCTTGCAAAGCACAGTAGTTGACCATACAAACCATAACGTCACCAACTCCATCGATTATTCCATCTTTGTCTTTCTTGATGGTTGCATCTGCTAGTTCACCTAACTCTGACATAGCTTTGAGAAGCTGAGTTTCTGGTGTGCTGTTGGGGATGATGCGTCTTTGCTCTGCCCAACCAATAATCTTCATTTCTACTGCTGCATAACTCATTTTTTTCCTCCGTCTATTCTGTTTTGTTTTAGGTGTACTCCTGTGATTCGTTTTAACCAACAGGACTGGCACATCCACTTTTGACCATTCTCAATGCCACCCTCTGGTGGTTTATCAGTATCGCATTTAGCGCAAAGTTTGAACTTATGTGTTGAAAAAGTTGCACCTAAATCAATTTGAGGCATCATGTGTTCTTCTCCTTGAGTTTGGCTTTCGGCTCATGCGTGCATGATTCTTCATAATCCAACACATCCTGAATACGGTAACGAATCAGCCCGCCAAGTTTGAGATATCGACAACCCTGCTTGAGCGATCTATCTCGCTCCAATGTTGCCTCGCTAATCTTCCAACGGAATGCAAGTTCCTCTTGCGTCATTAGTTGCTCTGGTGTTTTCATTGTGGCTCCCGATGGACAATCACAGACGCGCCGGTTTCAGGGTCTGTGTATCTGGTTTCCGGTTCGCACCAACAAGGTGATCCGTCGGTTACGTGCTGTCGCTGTGTTTCGCTCTTCTCATGTAACGGCTCACTCACGATACGTCCGCACAGTCGGCAGTCGCGGTGGTATTGACCTTCATAAATCCAGCCTTTGCGTGGCAATGGGTGTCCAAACTTTTCGCAAAGCCACCAGCCCAATCGGATGTACCATGGTTGGTTCATGTGTTCTTCTCCAAAAAATCTTCGCACTTGCGCTTCCAGCCCCATGTTTCCCGCATGACGTACACGGGCGCATAAAAACGTGGCTTATGCAACATGGCGCAGATAAGGACTGGCTTTGGTAGTGCTCGCGTGGTGGCGTGCTTGCACTCGTCGCAGTGCTGGGTTTTCATGCTTCCCCCTTAATGCCGTGTGCGGCTTCGATGGCTCGGGCAAAACCTTCATGCCCTTGCCAGCGTGGGTAATACAACGCAGCAATGTCACCAATCTCCTCATCCGTCAGCGGTTTGCGCTGTGCAATTGGCGAACCAGAAGTTTTTTCTTGGTTCGCCAATGGTTCGCTAAACAACGGCACTTCTGAAAATGCTCCGTGGTCAACAAAATCTCTCATGTGTTTTTGAAACCTGACCTCGTGCGAGCTCTTGTTCACATACATCCACACCACAGGCTCCTGCTCTGGCTGTGCCAAGGCTTCTTTGATGGCGGTGATGGCTTGCAATTGTTTTTGTTGCGGATACATAGATGTTTCCAAGGCATCTAGCGCCAGATTCAATGCTTCGTCTTTAGTCATGAGTTGCTCCATACAAGCCAATTAACCCAAGACCAAAAGATAGTCAGCATTAAAAACAATGCTCCGAAAATATATCTATTTTTCATTTCGCATATTTCCCATCAATTATTTTTGAGAAGTTAGAAGCCGTGACAATCCATTCAAGGTCAGGCATCCAAGTCCGCTCTTTATTTTTAAATCCGTTTGCAAGAGATGAATCATTTGCTATGTAAGCAAAGAATGAGTCCCACCATCTTAAGCCCGCTTGCTTGGTTTTGTAACCCTCTGGCGAGTAATTAGATGGCTGAGATGCTTGCACCCATCTTGTTTTCAAAAGTCTTTGCCGATTACCTTCCCAAACTCTTGGTTGAAGAAGATGAGGCAAATTCTTTTTGTAAAGCAACAAAATCTCTTGATGTGGACATGGAGGCAGATCATCTGCCGACAAAGATGCGTCAGCATCTGAATCGAATAGTTGTTGGTTATTGGTTATTGGTTTATGGTTATTGGTTGGTTGAACGTCCGTTGAACTGGCGTTAAGCCTCCGTTCAGCAGATGCTTTACCTGCGCGTGACGCTTGTTCAGATTTTGATCTGTAATGAGCTATTTCCTTATCAGCTCGATCATTTCGCCAACCATCTTGTGATTGCGTAAAGAATTTTTTTACAACGAAATCAACTTCCGATAAATATTCTGAAAGACCGATCTCTCGGGCAATCAAAGATATATCAAGATTTAATTGTTTTTCGTGAAGGTAGTACTCGTCTAGCAACCGCCTATATGCTAAATCCTCAATTGGACTTAGCCTCTGGGTATGGCTAGCGTAGTCACCAATATTGAATTGGTAATAGTGCATATCCGCCTTTTAAAACATCCCCTTGAAAGAAACTGCGGCAGGAGAGGGGAGAACTCTTTTCGGCTTTAGGAGCTACCCAAAGCCTAGCCGTGTTTCAGATTATACGAACCACTCAGGCTTCATTGCACGCAGTTGAAAGACACGCATCTTAGGCACATCTTCACCCCACATGGAAATTGCCGCTTGAGAGATATCAAGTAACTTTGCAAGCTCTTTGATACTTCCCGCCAGTTTAATTGCTTCGGTTTTTTTCATAAACCTAATTCTAAGCGAATTTAAATCAGATTGGCACTGAGGGTAATCCCCTAGAAAATTAATTAAAAATAAAGAGTGTTTTTATTTAACTTGCCTGATAATTACTACATCCCCTAGCAATTCCGCATAAGGGTCTTTTAAAGGTAAATGAAATGCGTAGATTTTTAAAATCAGCCAATTTATATGTAGGTCAGCTCGTAGTTGTCTCTGAGCATTGCGAAAGCACAGTAGCCACTATTGTTGCGATCAATGGGACTTCTGTTGAGCTTCGTTGGAGAGAAGGAACTCGTCTTTGTGGTACTTCTTGGCAAACATATATGTTGATGAAGCCTTCTCTTGAGCAAATTGAATACAGCATTGCGGCTAATGGGGCTCTTGTCTCTAAAGCTGAAATCGAAGAATTGGTCTAAAAAATCCTCGGGGCTGACCACCCCGATCAACTCTGAAATTTAAATAAGGAAATTTATCATGGCACATTTAATCGAAACAAATGAAATCACAGGCTTGTCAGAGATCGCTTATGTCGGGGAGAAGCCTTGGCATGGTCTTGGTCAGGAATTAAATCCAGACGCTGACATTGATACTTGGGCAAAGATGGCGGGGCTTGATTGGAAAGCTGAAGTAGCTCCTGTTCGCTTTGAGCCTCATGGCGGTGATGGTGATCTGCTTCGCGTCAAGGGTCAAAATGTTGTTTATCGCAACGATACATTCGCCCCTCTTGGATTGGTTACAGATCGCTATAAGCTTCATCAGCCAAAAGATGTATTGGATTTTTTCAATGTGCTTATGCAAAGCGCAGGATTTAAATTAGAAGTAGCGGGTGCTATCAAAGGTGGTAAACGCATCTGGGCTTTGGCTAATACCAATAAAGAGGCTTGCGTCTTGGGAGATGATGCGGTGCGAGGATATCTGCTTCTCTCCACAAGCTTCGATGGCTCAACCGCTACTGTTGGACAGTTCACAAGTGTTCGGGTCGTTTGCAATAATACTTTGTCTGCCGCAGATAATGAAGTAGCTCCTAGCCGATTCAACATTACCCATGGTCGTGAATTTGATGCAAGCCTGATGCGCGATAAGCTAGGTTTAGTCGTAAGCGGATTTGATGGAATGATGGATAAGTATCGCCATCTGGCTCGTCAGCAAGTTAGCGTAAGTTATGTCAAAGAGTTCTTGAATAATTTATTCCCTGCTAATTTTGATCCCAAGACAGCTACTTTTAAGCCTTCTCGGGGCTACAACAAAGTCCTTGAGCTGTTCGAAGGCAAAGGCATGGGCGCTGATTTGAATGGTGCTGAAGGCACTCGTTGGGGATTGCTTAATGCCGTGACCCAATATATTGACCATGATAAAGGTCACAACGTAGATAGCAGAATGAATAATGCTTGGTTCGGTAATGGCAATCGAATGAAGACAGAAGCTGAGACCATTCTTTTAGCTTAAGGCTATGAGGGAATCCCCTAACAATTATTTTTTGTTTAGGGGATTGCTTCGGCTAAGTTGTCTTATAATTTATACATCCCAAGCAATCGCAGATGGGGCTTTTAAAGGAAATTAAAGGAAATGAAAAAAGAATTCACAAGACATGGCGGTGCATACGACAGAGGATCAGCCGACAAATATTACGGACGCGATTTCAATCCGCATTACTTTGTTGGCGATTCATTAGTCTCTGAATATGTAAACAATTTAACCGCTGAAGAATACGATGCTTATAAACGTGGTTATATAGAAACAACAGATACAAAAAATTGGGGAATCTAAATGAAAGAAAAAACAATCGACTTTTTGTGTTTTATCGGATGCGTGATTGTGTTCGGTGGAATTGGCGTAATGCTCGCGTGGAGGGGTTGATCATGGCGTTCTTATTACCATTCACTACACGACAAGTCTGCAAAGCGATGGCAGACAGCATGGTCAAGTATGACAACGCGCCAGATAAAGATGACTTCTGTAATCCAGATGTTCCGCTTGTTGTCAAATTAAAGAACAAACGATACGGCGTTCTTAGTTATGGTGGCGACCCAGATGAGGAAGGTCTTGTACTTGAACTAACGGAGCTGAAATGAATATTCCAGTATTCCCAAATTTAAACGGCAATCAATCCACGCAAGGAATATCTTTACGAGATTACTTTGCGGCTCAAGCGATGACCGCTGTAATCATCAACTCAGATAGGCAATCAACCAATGTTGAAGAAGTTGATCTTTGGATTGGTAGCTATGCCTATATCGTTGCCAATGCCATGATGAAAGCGAGAGAACGATGAACACACGATTCCTCACCCATGTTCGCAGAATCTTCGCGACCTATGATGCGCCGCCAAAGACTATCCGGTCTTATCAGCGTCAATGGGTTCGTTCTGTAAGACAGCTCGGGGATAAATGGCTCATTGCCAAACAGATCGAGAGGATTCAATAATGAGTCAGCTTAATGCAGATTACATCATTAGCTCAATAGCGAAAGATGCTTCTCGCCTCTTTGAAGGTGGCGAGCCAAGGGATAGGCTTTCCTATCAAGTCGGAATGTTGCAAGGCAAGATAAGAGAGCTTGTCTACATCGTCAATCTTCACGAAGAATTGATCTCTGAAATCAAACAACAATTGGATGCTGTCAAATGAAACAAATAGCTTCTGCCTTAGTAAAGGCTCAAAAGGAATTCGGTCCTGCTTTAAAGAGTTCTACCAATCCTCATTTTAAATCTAAGTATGCTGATCTAGCCGCTTGCATTGAGGCGGTGGTAGATGCCCTCAACAATAATGGTATTGCTCTAGTTCAGCAACTAAGCGAATGTGATTCTGGCGTGATTGTGGAGACATTATTTATCCATGAATCAGGCGAGATATTTAATTGCGGCAAGATTCATATCCCTGCCGTAAAGCATGATGCGCAAGGCTTCGGTAGTGCTTTGACTTACGCTCGGAGATATAGCGTCATGGCGGCTTGTGGTATCGCCCCAGAGGATGATGATGGAAATGCGGCTGTAAAGAAAAAGAAGATTGAGATTGATGAATCTAAGATGGTTGATCATCTCTCCGCTATTGACGCATCCCCAACAGCAGAAGATTTAAAGATTACTTTTACTGCGGCTTACCAATTCGCTAATGGCGACATTGAATGGCAAAAGAAAATCATCGCCAGAAAAGATGCTCGTAAAAAGGCTCTTGCTGAAAGTCAGGAGTAATCATGGAACAAGGCACAGAGGAATGGTTTAACGCACGTTTGGGGCGCGTAACCGCAAGCAAGGTTCAGGACATAGTAGCTCGCACAAAAACAGGATATGCCGCGAGCCGCGACAACTATTTAGCACAGATTATTTGTGAGAGATTGACAGGCAAAGCTCCTGAGTCTTTTCCGAATGCGGCAATGACTCATGGAACAGAAACAGAGCCATTAGCACGAGCGGCTTATGAAATGGCTCGTAATGTTTTGGTAGATGAAATTGGCTTTGTTCAGCATCCAACTTTAATGGCGGGAGCTTCGCCAGATGGCATGATAGGTGAAGATGGATTGATTGAGATTAAATGCCCACAATCTAATACTCATATTGAAACACTTTTAAGCCAAAAGATTCCTGCTAAACATCTCGCGCAAATGACTTGGCAGATGATCTGCACAAAACGTAAGTGGTGCGACTTTATTAGCTTCGACCCAAGACTTCCGCAAGAGCTACAAATGTTTATTAAGCGATATCCATTAGATATTGATTATGCAAATAAGCTTGAGCATGAAGTGAATCTATTTCTGATTGAAGTAGATACTGTTTTAATCCAATTAAACCAACTGAAAGAAAAGAATGTCTAAGACAATTTATGAAGTCTCCGTAATCACAGGAAAGTATGTCAATAAAGAAGGCGTCAATAAAAATCGCTACCTTCGCATTGGCTCAGTAATTGAAACCAAGAATGGTCCGATGCTTAAGCTTGAGAGCTTGCCAATTCCTGATGAGGGTGGTTGGAATGGTTGGGCATTTTTAAATGCGCCAAAACAAAAAGAAAATAATGGCTTGCCGCAGTTGGAAGATGACGACATTCCATTTTAAGATTTGAACATTGGGGGAAAGTGGGCAATTCTGCCGGACGAACATGAGTACCCCTTCTTTTGAAAGCGCATCATGGACTTTAAACAAGCATTTAAGAATATTTTTACCATGCCAGATTTCCCAAGAGTAAGAGCGAGTGACCCTTTAACTTCTTTTGAAGCGGCAGATGCAGTCAGAGAATATGCAGAACATCATCATCAACGAATCTTAGATTGTCTTCTAAGTATCGGACCTCTTGGTAAAGATGGGATAGCGCATTGTACGAACCTTGATAGCAATCAAGTGGCAAGGCGTCTTAATGAAATGAAAGTAATTGGAATGATTGAATTGACTGGCAATAAGGTCAAATCTAATTCTGGAAGAAACGAACGCGAATGGAGAGCTGTTAAATGAGCTATGCAAATGTTGAGATGAAGGTTATTCAATGGGGAGAGGCAAGAGGCATCGTACAGAATAGTCACCCATACGCACAAGCAATTAAAACACAAGAAGAACTCAATGAGCTGTTCGAGGCTCTAGATAGAATGGATAGAGAAGCAATGATTGACGCTTATGGCGACATTCTTGTAACTCTAATTATGGGATGCGCTTGTGCTGATCTTGATCTGGTTACTTGCCTAGAGAAGGCTTATGACGAGATCAAAGATCGCAAAGGCTATTTGAACGCTGAAGGGCTTTTTGTTAAGCAGTAAGAATGTGCATTGCTTCGGCAATGTGCTTCTTGCGATCTTCTAAACCGATAGTCCCGCCATTGATCTTTTTTGTCATGGTCAGAATGTCATTGCTATCAGCGTATTGATTCAAGCGATGTGTCTGCCAGAACCATCCGGCTGTGAGGCTCGCATACTTGGGACTGCGAACCATGTCAGGGTTGCGAACGAAGTCCTCACCCAATGCCTTACCCGCATGAAAGAAGTTAGCCGCGCCAGTTAACTGAAGGAAGCCGGAGCCTCGGTACAAAAAGCCATCCCCCGATGCTTCATCCCTGTTGCCCATGCGATTGCCGTAAATGCGATTAGCAATCTTTACTGGCTGTTTTTCATACTGAGCCGCTGTCTCAGGGGTGAAGCCCCATGCTCTCTTTGCGTTTAATGGAAAGAGCTTCAATAAAGTAGCGGCACGATAATTTAAATTTTCTTCAAGCACTCTGAAGTTATTGCACTCATGTCCGCATTGTCCAATCCATGCCGCTTGTTGCTCGGGCGTAAGAATTCCAAACCGCTCGAAGGTTTCATTGAATGGGTCTGCCAACGATGGGTCAATCTTGAGTTGGCGTAATTGGTCAGGACTTACCATTTAAAAGATTCCTCACTTCGTTATAAGCATCAATACAGGCATTTAATTGCAATGTGTTTTTATCACCCTGCGCGACTATTTCTGCGATGGCGGCAAGGGTTTCTCGCTCGGCATCAGAAGGTTGGTCAGTCGCTCGGTTAGGTTGGCTTCTTGCTTCTTTGCTATCTGCGGTGGCAATGGCGGGACTTGGGGCGGCTTGTGGACAACTTGCGGTTGGGAGGCGCACCCTACCAGAACGAATAGCGCGATCAAGAGCAGACTGCTTTTGCGTAAGAACATTATTTGCCTCTTGTAGTTTAGTTGCGTTAGTGTTTATTTGCTCTGAGAGCTTCTGCTCTGTTTCCCTTGATTCCTCATTCTTCTTTGCGATGGCGAGCTTCATATCATTATCGCGTTCAAGCCATCCGTAATGATGACCAACTCTGTAAGTCCCAAATAAGGAAATAAGAACGCCAACGATTAGCCAAGGCAAAGGAATCATCAATCACTCTCTTTTCTTGCAAGCGCAATTGCTTCACGCTCGGCATCTGTTTCCAAATGCTCGGGTGGTGTATCTGGTGGAGGTGGAGGCGTCCAAGATTCATCTAACTGAGGGTTAACGAATACAGGCATTGCCCCGAATGGCTGACTTGGCAACCCCCCATAAGCTGATGGCTGAGATGGGGCATTGTATTGCGGGGCATAGGCTTGATTAAACCCGCCCCCTTGCGCATGAAAAGGCTGACACATGGGTTGGGTAGGGGTAGGCATGTTTTGCGCCCCAAAAGCTTTAGCCCCTGCACCAACAGCTCGCTTGCTCATCACCCCGCCAATGCCGCCCACAATAAGCAACACAATGTCATTTAACATTTTAGTGTAGGCGCTGTCGATGGGCGCCATGCTTTTAATTGGCTGAGTAACGAAGGTTACTGAATACAGCAGGGCGACCACAATGAAGCAAAGAATCAGCGTGACCGAGATGACCACGAAACCCCAGATTCTTACCTCAATCTCGTCAGGGGTTAGGTTTAGCTTCTGGCTGTTGGACATCGTTGACTTTCTTTTCCAAGATAGGGGCGACTAAATATTCTGGGCATTGCTGAGTGAATAAGCACTTCGGCTTCTGGCACTCAGGCAAGATGAAGTTATCGGGGTTCTGGCATCTATATCTGTATCTGTCCTCACATCCTAGCTGTGTCATAGACAAAAAAACAATTACAATCAATCCTAGCTTATTCATCTATATATCCATGATCATGAAAACAGAACAAGACAACTTACCTTTAAGCCTTTTACTTGATCTTCTTGAATATGACAAATCATCAGGCAACTTATTTCAAAAGAAGAAAAGACCCAAGGTTTCTGTCGGCGATCTCGCGGGAGCCATCACACCGAAAGGGTATCGTTATATTCAATTGCTTGGCAGGAAATACGCATCGCATAGATTGGTTTGGTTTATTGAACACGGCAAATTTCCAGATTTATTTATTGACCATATTGATGGCAATAAGCTGAATAATCATATTTCAAATCTCCGTGAAGTTACCAATAAACAAAATACAGAAAATAGAGGCGCTCAAAAGAATAACAAACTTGGACGCAAGGGCGTATTTTTTAACAAAAAGTTGAAAAAATATGTCGCTCAAATTCAAAACAATGGTATCAATCATTATTTAGGTCTTTACGCGACACCAGAGGAAGCAGAGCTAGCATACATCAATTCAGCTAAAAATTTGTTTACACATAACCTCATGCGTACACATCCACAGAGTTAGGCTTCACCCAATGCGATTTTATATCTTGCACCTTCTGCCTGTAATCCTCTTGGCGATTCAACTTCTGCAAATCTTGTAGATGTTGCTGATGCAATACGCGCTGTATCTCTTTCAACATCATTGCATTGCTGTGATAGGTAGAGATTTTCATTTTCCAAGACCCACCTTTCCAAGAGCCAGATTGACTATCTTGTCGGATAGATCGTCTGGTAAAAAACGGAGTAGCCCAAGCACCCACCAAAAGACCAAGATGTAAATAAAGATTTTCAGAAACATATCAAACTGTTTCTGATACTCATTCATCTTCCACACCTTCTTGTTTGCTGACAGAAGTCCATCATCTCATTGATGCCAACAAAGAGTAAGAACAAAAGAAATCCACATACGGCAATGATCATCGCCAGTTCATTCATCTCTGCTTCTTTTTCTTTCTCTTTCTTTTCTGCCGCTTTCAATGCCGCCATCTCTTTAGCGTCATCTCTATCCATCTCAGCTTGTCTTTGTTTGATCTTATTCCAAACATCGATCTTGCCTGTCTGCATGAATAGCATCTTAAGTTCTTCTTCAA